ATTCGCTGGAGATGGACTTCTAAAACGTTCAAGCGTGCAACCTACTACATCTTTATTACTTATTTTGTGATGAATATGATGCGTAAACATATATCTGTATTTAGTTCTACTCCATTCATAACATTCATCAGCCATTAATAAAGGTAATAAATCCCATTTAGCACCATCTCCGTGTGTACTGCCGATTAACGAGTCAAAATAGGTGTAATATTTTCTATGTTGTAAACTAATATCAAAAGTTATGTTCTTACTATTTCTAAAATATGTAGCAATGGTATCAGCCAAGCAAAATCCAGTTAAATAATCGTGGTTACTACTATTATAAACAACGTGTAAATCTGGATAAAAAGAAACTAATGTTTCTATAATATTAATATATAATCTTTTAGCAATGTGAAAATGCTCAAAAAACATTCCATCTGTATCTTGAACAGTCCCTTTTGTAGTTTTATTACCACTTGGTGTATCAATGTGCATTACATCGTTACCAATACATAGTATTAATTTATCTATATTAAAACCATTACTTTTTTGTAATATACCATCAATAGCTTCTAAAGTTCTTTGTACTGCTATTTGTTTATTGTATTCTTCGCCACTAACAAAAGATTTGCATAATTTACCGATATGAATATCAGCTGGTGATATTAATAAGCAATGGCCATCATTTACCTTTGGTTTAACGAGCTTTTGAAAGTTTGGTGAGTATTCTTTAAGTTCTTTTAATAATTGTTGCTTAAACTCTTTTAAATCGTTTTGCTTAAAATTAGGATTCTTAAAATATAAACTGGCTTTTTTGTTCTTTATCCAACCACTATGTATATCATTAGGATTTAAACCCTCTGCTTCTGCTTCAAGTTTTAATCTTCTGTAATCATTAATAATTTGTGCTTCGTCTGAATTTAAACGATAGCGTGGATTGCCTTTATCTTTCCACCTTTTTTTGTGTAATTTCATTTAACAATTTTGTTAAATATAATAAAAAAAATTTATCTGCCTTTTTTAGCTATGCTTCCAAAGTAGTAACCAACGATTGATAAAACGATTCCTTCTACTATTCCTGTAGTGTGAATCATTAACTCTTTATTGTGTTCTGGTACTTGTAAAAATACTATTGCAACTAATAACAAAACAAAACCACCTAAACCAACAACACCTGTAAAATTCATCATCCAGTCATCACTACCAGCTTTAACCATTTCAACCTCTCTTTGTCTTGCTGAATCTCTATCTTCTACTTCTAACTTGTAAAACTCTACTAACCTATTATGAATTTCTTGCTTTTCTTCTGGTGTTAAATCAGGGTCTTTACTAATAAGATTCTTAACAATACCAAGTGTACCTTGCTCAGGTAATACATCTCCTACAACAGCAAGTATTTGTGGTGCTTTTTCAGCTAAAAACTTTCCTATTTTAGTATCTTTTATTTTTTTCATCCACTACAACTTTCGCAAGTTTCATCATCTATATTACACGTTCTTTCTGGTACTGGTATATTTTCCAGTTTTTTAATTAATTCTTCTAAGTTAGTTTGATTGTTTTTTTCCATCTGCTTTTTTTGATTTAGATTTAACTTTTTGTGCTGCTGCACTTCTTGGTTTAAAACCTTTTGGTTGAAACTCTAAGTATTCAACTTCTGCATCAAAGCAAGGGCATTGCTTCATAAATTCCCACTCATCAATCTTACCATCTTTATTTTTATCTGGTGATAAATCTCTATGCCCATGTATAGTAGCTTTTGGATATTTTGCTTTAAGTTGTTTAATTAACTTAATTAATAATTCTTTTTGTCTTGGTGTTCTTGTGTCTTCTGGTTTGCCAGTTTCAGCATTTAAACCGCCTACATAACAAATAGCTATTGCATTAGAATTATGTCCACGAGCCGAAGCTGGTGTTCTGTAAACTGGTCTACCAAATTCAATACCTGAATTAATTACATAGTGATAACCAATATCACTCCAGTTTCTTGGCGCTGATGTATGCCATCTTTTTATAGTGCTTGCTGATATACTATTGCTTTTTGTTGCGCTACAATGTATGTGTATTTCTTTAATTTCTCTCATCTTTTTTAATTTTAGATTTTACTCTTCGTTTAGCATTAAGTATCAGCTTCTCTTCCATTCTTGCGACCTTAACTAATAGTTGTGTATTCTCAGAAATTAATACTTCTATCTTTGCTTCAAGTTCTGTAATCTTATTTGTAAGTGCTTCTATATTTTGTGAATATACACTAAACTTTCTTTCAGATTTAGTTGCTCCAATATCCATTTTTTTAGATACTAAACCCCAAATCTCCTTTATTCCTAATGCTCCTATAATAGCACTTACGGCCATTAAAATACTGTGGTCATCCATTCTTACACTTTTTAAATAATTCATTATTCTGGGTCTTCAGGTGTCCAATCACTACCCGCTAAAATCTCTAATATTTCACTATGATTATAAGTTCCTAAAGGTGTTAAAGTTCCATCAGTTATAAAACTTGGTTCAACTTGATAACTTAAAACCATTTGTGTATTAGCTAAATTTCTTCTAACAGATTGAGCAGAACTCTGATTTACTTGCGAAAAAAGCACAAGGTTGCTGTCTGATAAATTACAAATTATATATGTTCTATTATTCATTTTTATTTATTTAATATTATTAACTTGGTGTGTCTGTTGTTCTATCAAGTACATCCATGTTGACCGACAGAGAGTTTGCTGTGCTGTAAGGCGCATCTCCTATAACTTCATCTCCACCCATTCCAGAACTTAAACCATTCCCATAGCTTCCAACACCATCTACTATATCATCCTCAGTCATATTTATAGATGTTCCATTGTTACTACCTTTTTCATCTAATACAGTCCAGTTAGTATTGAAAGAACTATTACTTCCTAACTGCCACCAGCTTACTAAGTTTGAATAGGCACTATGATTATTAAGGTTAGATGGTACACCCTCATTATAAATTTCTGTTACTTGAGAAGATGTTAAACCAGCATTCCAGATTGAAATATTTGAAAGTTTTCCATTAATATTATAACTATTATTTAAAACTCTACCTAAAAATAACTGATTTGACGTTGTAATACTGCCGCTGTAAGAATCAGTACCTTGAGAAACGCCATTAACAAAAAGCTCTATTGTGCTACCATTCCAAGTTCCACAAAAATGATACCACTGATTTGTTGATAAAGTAACTGTATTAGCAACATAATTTGTATTATATCCTTCAATAGCAAATCTTATTACGCCACTAACTGCATAAAACCCTAAGCCAGTACTAAAAGATTGTGTTCCCAAAAATGCACCATCAAAACTACTTGGAAGCGTTGAATAATTAACCCAAGCAGAAACAGAAACATTGTTAGTTATAAAATTATTCAATGCTGTTGTGCTTATATAGTCATCCGTTCCATCAAAATTTAAAGCATAAGGAGAGTAACTTGTAGCTATATCTCCATCAGCTTCTTCCGCTGCAATATTTGGCGCTAAATAATTTGCTCCATTAAACGCTGATTTATCACCGATTTGGTAATGTGCCACTGGCTTTGGAGATAAACTCATTGGATTACCTATACCAGTAGAGCTTGAACCATAAAGAGTTGTTACTTGGCTTGCAGAAAGAGCGTAATTGAAAATAGATACAGCGTCTATTTTACCACTAAAACCAGTAAAACCATCTGCTTTGCCTATTCTAAAATTATAAGAATTATTTGGCGGAGCAAACCAAGTGCTAAAACCTTGAGTTAAAGTTACTGATTGTCCATCTATATAACATAGCGGATTAGTTCCTCCATCATAAGTAAAAGCTAAATGATGCCATTGGTTAGTAGATGGTACAGGGGTTTCATATTTAGTTGCCTGTGTAGTACTGTTTGCTCTAAGCGCAATGTTTGCAGCATCAAATTGAACTCTCCAACCATAAGAACTGGTATTTTCTCTTGATACAACATGAATACCATTAGAAAAAGAACCAGTATAAAACCAAAAAGAAATAGTAAAATTTCCCTGTAAACTTAAAGCTCCACTAACACTATCTGTTCCAGCATCAATATAACTACTTCCGTCAAAGTCCATAGAATAATTTGAAACCTTACTTTTATTTTCTTCATTAGGCAAACGCCATTGTCTATTGTAGTAGTTGCTCATATTAATCTCCCATTCTATTCCAGTACTTTAGGTTTGAACCTGATACTGCGGTTAAATCTTTAGTTAAATTAGTTGATGTTGCACTGTATATCTCTGATACTTGTGCAGATGTTAGAACTGTATTCCAGATTGCTACTTCGTCAATGTTTCCTATAAATTCATAACTTGTATCATCTCTTCCGCCAATTATTAAATCATAAGTGCTATGTCCATAAACTGTATGTGTGTTTGATGCAGTTTCAGAAACACCATTTACATAAAACTTAGTGCCATTAGAAACCCCGCTATCAATTGTAATTGCCAAATGCGTCCAAGTGTTAAAAGGAATTGCAAGCGTTGAAGTAGTAGAATCCCCAGCACCAGCACTCGTGTTAAGTTGTATTAATCTTTGATTTGATGCGTGTGGTCTTAAAGCGATAGAATATTGTCTTGTGCTTCCTGTACCTTTAAAAATAGGAAATAAAACATATTCAGCAGTGTCAGTGTACTTTAACCACATTGAAATACTTGTATCTCCACTAAAATTTAAACTTGAACTATTGGCAACATTTATTTTATTATCAGCTCCATCAAATAAAAATGAATAGTTGTTAGCAATACCAGCCAAAGCAATTTCTACTGTTTGAGTAGATGTATTTGGACAAACACTTGAACCGCTTGAAGTAGTATTATAAGTAATTGTATAACTCGCAATTGTTGTAGCACTTAAATCTATTTGACCAGTTGAACTTCCTGTATTTGTTCCACTATCAACAAACACTAAACCACTACCAGCGCTAAATGTGCCGCCTGTTAATCCTGTAATAGTTGGAGTTGGGTCTGCATCTGTTGGCTCATAACTACTTGCTGAATAAGCAAAGGCAGCATTATCTAAAGCATTTAAAGTAACATTTGCAGTAGCAGTATCTGAATCAGTATCTGTATATGTAATAACATAAGTTGCACCATCAGTAGAAGCATCAACATCAATAACACCTGTTGAACTACCTGTATTTGAGCCACTATCTGCAAATATTATTCCAGATGTAGAGCTAAATGTACCAGAACCAGTATTACCAGCTACTGTTGGTTGTGGTGTATCTCCAATGCCATCACAATAAGCACTTGCTGAGTAAGTAATAGAAAGTGCTAAACCACCCTCAATATTAGTATCTCCAGCAGGTGATGTTTCGTAAACTTTACCCCAATTATTAGAAGAATTAGTTTTACCTTTTCCCCAATCATTAGTGTTTTCTACTGCACCTTGTCCCCAATTTATTGTGTTATCTGGCATAATATATTTTTAAAGTACCCATCCTCCAAAATCTGCAACATCATCTGGGTACATATCCTCTTGAGAATTACTATAATACTCAGGTATTAACCCAGCTGCATTGTTTTGCATATAATCTATAAATCTTCTCGTGTAGAACTCTGCTGTGCTTCTACTTTTTTCAACTAAACTATCTACGTGTTCTTTGCTTAATGCTGTGCTGTTTTCAGGATTCTTAGTGTATATACCACCATTTGAAATATTAACTCCAGCATAAGGTAAGTATTCTACCATACTCCAATGTAGTAACATTGGTTTTATATAATCGTTTAATAAAGCTAAGTAAGGATTTACTAAAGTACCAGCAGTTATTTCATTTTGTATTTTAACATATAAATCAGTACCTAAGTAATTTTGTATATGTATGTCTTGCGCTTGGTTTATATAAGGTAAGATTTTATCATTATCTATATTACCATTAGCAGCAGTAAATACTGAAATATCGTGTCTTGTTACAAATAGTGCTTTACTCATTTTATCTTTTTAAACTTCAGCCATTTATATTGTTACATTAGGTATTTGGCTGGCTTCGTATGCTACTTTTTTAGCTAAATCAGGGTAATTTTGTAGTTCAGATTTTAACTCTTTGTATCCTTTTACATCATTTGGTGAAACTCCTAATTCTTTTGCAATTTTTTCGACTTTTGCTAAAACATCTTTTAACCCAGCACCTTTGTTAGATAATTTTTCGACTTTTGCTTCAAGATTATCTTGCGCGTCTAAAGCGCTTTTATAAGCTTTCACTTGTGCTTTTTCATATTTATCTTTTTCTTTTTCTACTTGTGCCATTAAACCATTTAAGTCATCATAACTTTTTTTAATGTTTTTTAATCCCTTTGTAACATCATCTGCTACAGATAATTCAATCTTCTTACTTGCTAATTCTACTTTGTTTTCAATTTCACTTAGTTTTTCAAATACTCTTCTTTGTGTTCTCATTTTTATTTATTTTTTTACTTTTTATAATTTGGATGATGTCCGTTATTTGGCATATTTACAGGAGCTTTCTTTGCTTGTTTATGTCCTCTTGGTTTTGCTTCATAACTCTTTGGTATTTTCTTTACCACATCATAATCTTTTAAATCTTTACTACCTTTTTTACCTTCTAAAGCAGCATCTACTTTCATTCTATACAATACTTGTTGCCATTTATGCCTACAATATACACCACCTTTAAACTTAAATAAATCATACTTTTGGCCTTTGTGCATTGGTAACTCAGCAGCTTTAAAATTCATTTGCCTACTTGCTTTATCAATATCTTCTAATCTATATACAACACCTCTTTTGCTTCTTGCCATCATTTCTTTGCAAAACTTTCTACTCTTACCACCTTTGCCTTTTGCACTTGCTGTATTGTATTTGTATCTTACTTTATAATAACTTTTATCTAATGTAGAAAAACCATTAGGGTCGTTCTTAATAGGTGTATCACTTTTAACTGCTGCTGCTAATTCTATCATATTATCAGCCCAATCTTCAACACTCATATTATCATCACTAACATCTCTAATATCTACAATCTCAAATTCTTCACTATTCATTATTTCGCCACCTAACGTATCTAATGCTTCATTTAGTAGTAAATCACTATCTGCATCTGAAATGCTCTTAGAAGCCATTATTTCAAGCTCTGTGCTAAAATCATCATCATCTTCTTTAATGCCAGTTTGCTCTTCTCTTTCTTCATCATTTAATTCATCTAAATCCATAAACTCTAAAGGTTCAATAGTTTTAAAGTATAGATTCAAACTAATATCATTAACTGCTAACATTTCATCAATAGCATCTATTAATAAATTTTGGTATGGTTGTATTACAATATTATTAAACAATCTACTTGAGTTTTCTATTTCATCAGCATTAGAAGAAAAACCATTAGCAGAAGATAAACCTAATAATAATGGTGATGTTACTCTATGTGTTAACATTATCATTTTTTTACACTCTTCACTTAAAAAAGAATAGTGTTCTGGTGCATCTGTTAACGGTATATCCTCAACAGTTGTTTTACTTTCTGCATTATTGTTAAATGCAACAATTACTTTCTCACCATAGCTACCAGTAAGTTTTTGCATTACATCATTCTTAATAGCTAATTGCTTTTCTCTATCTGGCACACCATTGTTAAAGTTTACCACTTTTGTACCACTGAAGCCATTTTGAGTATCATTAATTAAGTAACACGCAATTTCATTTTCAAGTGTTGCATAAGCAGTATTGTAATCTGCTGGTGAATAGTAATAAAATCCAGTTACATATCTTTTTACAATATATATTTCATTTTGTGCACCACTACCAAATACAGGAAACTTTTTTAATTTACTATTTCTTTGTACTTTACTCCAATCAGGTGCATAATAATAATTCTTTATCTCACCTTTATCATTCATCTTTTCAGCTCTTAAAGTTTCACGAGGAAAGTGTGTAATAGCTGATATTTTATTACCTGTGTATGTTAGTTGAAAACTTGCTTCTCCTAATAGTTTTAAATCTTGGCAAACTTTTCTTAAGCAATCGTTTTTAATTAAACTTTTCATTTGTGCATACTGCTCTGGTTTTTTATTAGAATCAGTAGCATCTAAACCTTTGCCATATATTTGATTAACAACACCATTTATTACCGCTTGGTTAGTAGTGCTATCCAT